TTTTACCATGGCAAATCCCCGCCGGTTTGTTGGACTTCCAAATCCTCAAAAATCTTCCTGCGCTCCAGATCGGCGGCCTCGCTGCTATCTTTGGTTGGTCGACGGATCCCCACTTCGATCTTGGGTTGATTCAAAACAGTCATCGGACGGCTCATGCAGGCGTGACAGGCTTCATCGTAGACATGATCCTCGCCATCCGTGTCAACATCCTCGATGTTATTCGGATCGTTCACCAGGCCGCCCATGGTCCGGAAGAAGTGATCACAGCCTTCTTCGATCAACATCATGGGAGTTATGGGGTTGTGTTCCTCATCTTCTGCCCGCAATCGTTCCCTGAATTGTCGGATCTTTAGTTTCCGGTCCGGGTCCGCAGGCGATAGAATCAATCCTTTCCCCTTAAAAACCTCGGCTGTGCTCGGTCCCTGACCGCCGCCCTTATAGTTAGGCTTCTTATTGAAACAGTCCGGACCGGCCCTGCGGATGATTGTTTTCCCTTTGAGATCAAGCTGGGTCTCACGCTCAAGAATACCATCCGCGATTTGCTCGTCAGTAAGGCGCAATCCTTCGTTGGCCATGCCGGACCAGCCGTACCATTCCGCAAACCGATACAAGCGCCCGTCGTTGTCCGTATGCCACCATCCCACGGAGAACGGCTTCCCGAAACCCCAATCAAACGTCTGTAAGATGAAAGAATAGCTTGGTACCGGGAAGTCAGAGCGTTTATATGAATGAATATGTCTCGCAAGCTCCGGAAAGGCCTGCCCGATAAAAATATCCCAATCCCCATATCTATACGCCTTTCGCATCATCGGCGGAAGGGTTTCCAGCATCTTCCAGTAGGATTCATCGAGGAATGGGTTGTCATCTGCCAGACTTGGAATATATTTAAAGGCCGGTCGGTAGTCAATCGGCTTGATCCACTCGATCGGGAACGCCTTATCCATCCAAAGCTGTTTTACCCATCCGTGGCCGATTCCTCCCGGGTTCGTCCCCGCAGCGAAAGGGCATTCCATGTCTGTTAGTCCAGGCCATCGTAAGCGAGTCCGGAGATCGTTGAAATTTTGATAGGTGTTTTTTGTGAGTTCGTCGATCAGAATCGCCGCAAACTCTGCGGATTGGTACTTGCTGGGATCATCCAGGTTGCGGAAACAGATCACGCCCTCGCCGTACTCCGGGCGTATAAGAAAACACGCGCCATAAACTTTATGGTCAGAGTAGAATTTACCCAGGTATTCGGGAAACTCGATCATGATCTTGGAAAGCTGCCTGTCCTTCAGGCTTGGATAATCCTCGCAGGCCAGCATGACCGGGACGTTTTTCAATCCTTTTTCTGCGGAAATTCTAAGGAGAAACCTGGCCGCAAACCAGCGCAGGAAATAAGACTTTCCGCCGCCCATGGCTCCGCCAAACAACAAAAACTTTATCAGACCAGAATCAAGGGCCTCCAAGGCTTGAACCTGTTTCTTGTTTTTCTCCAGATTGGCAACATCTTTGTCAAAATCAAATACGGGTCTTTTGGGCTTGTTAGGCTTGCGCAGGAAATGTGAGGTAGGATTGATCAGGTGCGCAGGATTCAAATTATTCTCCAGTCACGTTGATTATTCCATTACCGTTTCCGTTCTTTATATTCACCAAGAGGATAGGGATTGTAACACCTCCGTTGTCTCCATTCTTGTCGCCGAAAAGTTTCAGGTGCCGCCCCAAGAGCTCGAGCGCCCTCGTCTTCTCCCATTGCTTAACTTTTTTGGTATACCCCGTTAATGCCCTTTCTTCCCCGCGACCGCCGTATTCTTCGGTTATTTCCATCCCCGCGACCGCTGCGGCTGTATCATCATCCCATTCGTTGGGCATTAAAAGAGATCCATCCTTCCGAAAAAGCTTTCTTGTATCACCAAAAGCAAGCCGCGCGATTTCCTGTAAAACCCGGTCTTTTGTAACACCAATTTTTTCCAGCCGTTTTTGAAGTCGGGTTTCAATTTCCTGTTGAATATCATCCCTTTTCAGAAGTCTAAATGCGTGATCATACGCGGAGTTAGGCGCATATCCGGCTCTTTTGGCAGCTTCTGTGCCGTTAAAGTCTTTAAGGTATTCTTCGATAAAGATACGTCTTTTTGGGCTAATTTTGTGTTTTTTGGTAGGTATTTCTGAATTTCGTTCGATTTCTTCCATGATTTGGAATGATATTTAAAAGAAAGGGGTTTGTCAAGAAGAAAATTAAGGGTGGGTTTATTTTTTACCATTTCTTTTTTGGAATTTCGTCATCCCATCGTCCTTGATTGATCCAGGTTGTAGGATTTGGAATGAATTGTCCTTTTTCTTTAGTCCATTGATCGGATTTTTTTTGTTCTGTGAGTTTCTGGATAATGGTTTCGATTGGTGGCAGTATTCCTTTTTTTTTAGCTGATAGCCAGGCTTTCCATGCTGCTTGTTTGCCGACCTTTTTAGGATAGGAGACCCATAATTTTAGGAACTCCTCGGAAAAACTCGACGTAATGTAGTTTTCTTTTATAATAGTTTCTTTTATGGGTATCTCAGGGGATGACAGTCCATCATCTGTAGAGATGACACCCGAAGTTGTCATCTGTAGAGATGACACAATGCAAGATTTACTTTTATTTCCAATACTTATCTTTGTTTTGTCATCTTGGGGGATGACAATCGTTTTGTGTGTCATCTTAGGGGATGACAGGTTCCATTTATCATAATCCTTTTGAAATCCATAATATACACGTTTTTTGTCATCTTGGGGGATGACAAGTATTATCCCCTTAGATGACAGGCTCTTAAGTGTTCTATGAATTAACCTTCGATCTATCCCTATTTCTTTTGCAAAAAGGGAAAGCGCAATCCATTCCGTTTTTTTATGCCACCCGTAAGTTTTGCGAATTAAATAGAGCAACACCCTTGTTTCATAGGAAGAAAGGTTAATTTTCCATAGAGCTTCGAGAATTTCGTTGGAAATTCTTGTTACACCATCTTCGGGCTGAGGGTTAGCCATTGCCTTGCCCTTCTATCCATTGAATCCATTTCCCAATTGAAAATTTGTAGAGTCATTTTTCTACTTCTGTTTCCACCAAAAAACCATCCTGTTTATGGCAGTTAAAAATTTTTTCATACACACCAGTCCTACGGTGAAATTCAATGCTGATTTGGGCTGCCGTCGGTTTTTCTTCTGTGGCGCACCTTTGAATCATGAGAACACAGTCCGACTCCTGAGCCACAAAAGAAGAATCGCGAATTGAATCGTAGGAGAGCGTATCGTCCCTTGTGGCTTTCGTTGTATGGCAGAGCAGAAAAATACAAAGCCCCATATCTACGGCCATAGTTTTAAGACGCCGGATTACGGTCCCAATTTCGATAGAGGGAGATCTGGTTCGGGCCATATCAAACAAATAGTGAAGATGATCAAGGAAAACTATTCGAGTTCGGTACTTCTCGAACGATTCCTGGATGCGCTCTTCAACCCAGGGCAAAGCGTGAACTTTTAATTTTTGAGGAAGATAAAACAAAGGAAGATCTGGAAATTGGGAAAGAAATTGACGGGCGGGGACCTCATAAGTAAACCAGAGCGGAAATTCTTGCTGTTTGACAAACACAAGCGTCAAACTTTGAGCCAGGAGCGTTTTCCCGTGCTTTGTTGGGCCGGAGATTACAATTAACTCACCATCCCGAAACCCATCACAATACCGATCAAGAGTCGGCATCCGGGACTTGAGATTTATCCATGAAGACGTTTCCTCCGCCAGCAATATTTTCATCTCGTGGCTGCTGATTACCTGGTCCGGCCCGGAGTATTCTTTCAGACTCTTTTTTTGCTTTTCCTGCATTTAGCCACCTTTCTTTACAAGCATCCACGAGCAAAGCTTCCTCATGAATACAAAAGGAAATCATCTCTTCGGCCTCCCAATCCTCTTTCAATTCCTCCCGCAATTCTTTTAAAAAAGCAATATCTTTCGATAGATAACGAATATATTCCTTTTCTTGGTCTTGGGTTTCATTCAAAAACTCTTCCCACAAGCTTAACGTTGGAATAGTCATTTATCCCTCAGTCTCGGTTACCGAGCGCAGGCGTGGAACGGCCTTTCGGCAGGGTGCGAGACCTCCCGCGCCCGGCTTCCGATTTTGAAATGAATTTTTAAGGATTTTTACCGTTCGAGTCTCGCACATATCTACATTCTACAGATCCCTAAGGGTTTGTCAAGCGAATTTTCGGAAGAAGAAAAAAAAGATGTCGTATCAACTTAGTCGAACCTTCTCCTGTCTATTAAGGGTGAAGGAGAAAGGAGAATGACAATGCCTCCAGAATTCCAGCGCCGCAGCGGAAAGCCGCTGGCGGGCGGCGTGAGAATACAAATGAAAAAATAAAGGGAAGTGATTCGCCAGCAAGCAAAGGCACTTCCCTTTATCCCGCAACTTTACTACTAATATGCCCCCGTAGTTGAATGGACCACAACAAGTGCCTACTAAGCACTTGGCTCCCGGTTCAAATCCGGGCGGGGGCACCCTTATTTTTATTTTCGGCTTTTGTTGCCAAAAAAGCAATAAATATTTTTTGGGCAAGGGGCATTTTTCTCTTGACAATGCTTGAGCGGTCAAGTATAATTAAATCATGAATACATTAAAACCAGAAAAACAAAAACAGGTTGTAGCCGCTCTGGTAGAAGGTAATTCTATTAGAGCAACATGCAGAATGACTGGGACAGCAAAGGGAACGGTCCTTAAATTGCTGGCCCAAATCGGGTAGTGGGTCAGTTTGAAATATTTTCTTCTTGCCATGCTTGACCGGTTATGCTATCTTTGAGGCATGGAATAATTTATTCCATTCATAACCCCATCTTTTTCGTCCTGGCTTTTCCAGGGCTCTAAGGGCCGAACCGCCGGCCTCTTTATCCGCATATACTTTAGCTTTCGGTATAAGCGAATTTCTTCTCCAAATATACTCTTTATTGGTCATTTTTATTCTCCTTTCACCATTCGGACATTTCATCAATTCTGTCTCATCCATTCCTCTCAAAAAGATGTCCCTGTTTGTGCCTCTCGATTCCCGTAGGATACATTTTAGGGTCTGATTCGCAAGAGTCCCAATTTATTTTAAGCTCCCGGCAGGCAACCCCGGTTGTATCCGATCCCGCGAAAGGATCGATCACGTATTCCCCAGGCGAAAACCAATCATAGAGAATCGCCGCCACAGTCTTCATCGGTCTCGCGAATGGGTGAAAAGAGTCCTTCCCTCCATGGCTTGCCTTTACATACTCATGAGGCCTATTATATCTTCTTATCTTCTTTGGCCAGGCCGCGCCAAAGAGGGAATAATACAGAATGGGGTCAAATTTTGACTGCAAGCCTGCCAAATAGCGCGAGGGGATATAACGGACCAGGACCATCCATTTGTATTCAAGGGCATCGATCGACCGGATCGCCGGCCCCACGTGCCTCATTCCCAGCCAGATAAGACAGCGCCCCTCTGGCTTCAGGACCCGGGCGCCCTCTTCCGTCATGGAGCGCAAGAGATCAAGCCAGTTGCTTTGTCCGCGAATCTTTATATCAGGGCGCCCGTGACCGGTTGAATTTTTAGATACCCGAGCTCCCCAGGGCGGATCTGTGAAGATCCCGTCGACGCTCTTGGCGGGCAGAGATCTCATAAATTCAATTCCGTCAATCAGCCTATACATCAATTCTGCCTCAAACCGTTTACCGCGCAATTTTTGTTACGGCAGAAATCCCACTCAAAACGCCGCGAGAGAATTGACCCGCAAATATGACAAATCTTTCCTTCGTTGCCCAGAATGACCGTAGTTTTTTGAATTAAGATTTTAAGGGCAAAAGGCGCCTCGTGTTTTATCTTTGGCGATTCATACTGAGTTTTCATTTTTTATATTCCTTCCAACTTTTTTCTATATTTCCGTCTTTACGATAATTGCGAAGATAAATCATTCTCCGAAATGCCTTAGTATATGCCGTTTCTTTGTAGAGCATGGGAAATGGGTCATGCCCCATATCATGAATTTTCTGGCAACGGTAAATATCTTCTTGAAGAGTAGTATCAAATCCGATAAGCACACAAATAGATTTTCGTTTCATTCCAACACGGTTTATTTCTTCAAGCCCTCGAATTATTTTCCTTTCATCTTCTATCCGATCCCAAGCAAAATGAGGATCATGTCCATTATCCCACTTTGTTTTTTTAAGGAATGCTGCCTTTTCCTCGTCAATCAATCGCAAATCATACCCGTTTTCATCAATCACTATTAATTTGGCTTCCCAGATTTCTTCAAAAGTTTCTTTCCATTGAGGATCAAAAAAGGTATTGTTGTTTAACAAGCAGATTTTTTTATAATTCGGTAAATGGAAATCCCAAATAGAATGATGCCCTTTATCTTTCTCCATGCGAGTTACCTTACAAAAAAGGCAATTTCTTGGACAATATCTATATGTAAATCCAAGAGAGAAATCTAAATTATAGAGATCATAATCCGGCCTGCAATTAATATTTAAGGGTTCAAAATTATACCCAGGACCACCATATTCATCTGCTAAAAATTTAGAACTATTCCATTCAAAAAGAATTGAGGCATAAGTTTTGTCTGCTTTCCAAAGAGGCATATTTAACTTAACCTCATCCCCGTTGGCCTTATGCCATTCCGATATTTTCATTAAGGCTAAATTATGTTTAGGTGCATCAGTCAAAAGAGATATTTTCATTTTTTAACCTCCGGTATCTCCGAATATTCCCGGCCATCCAAAAGACGGCCAGAGGAAACATAATACCCCGGATATTCTCCCCGATATTTTCCATAGCCCTTGAAAAAAAATGGTGTTCCGGCAGAAACACACTGGTCTTTTACGGATACAGCCCATTCCGGGTTCATCGGCCTTGCGCCCGGGCCTGTCTCACCCCCCGCAACCACCCACGAAATTTTATGGGATGGGATATTCGGTTTGACTCTGTAAGTTTCGCCTTCATCTAAAAACCGTGGGGGTTGATAGTCTTCATTGAAATCCCAAAACCATTTTGATAAATCAATGGGGCCGAGTAATGGTTCCAGGCTTACCCATCGTACCGCCGCCTGGATCTGCAAGAGCAAGGAGATTTTTTCATCCGCCTCTTGTTGATTCACGACCGTACACCCCAGCCAAACATTAGGCAAAGGCCAAGTTCTGTCTTGTTTGAGCCGAATACCAAAAGTTCTTATATCTGGCAAAGCAAGACAGGCTTCATTGATACACCAATTTGAATAATTAGTATGTTTTTGATACCATCGAACCATTCTATCTGCCCGCTTTGTCAGTATCAAAAAAGTATGGTCTGGGCATACTGATGCCACTCCATATGTGGCAGCAATAAATTCCTCTGGCACATCCTCATGGAAAAGGTCATTCAGAATGAGCCACGCCTGGGGTTTCTTGGTACGAATGGGAAGATCAAGATTGTCATGGCGAAGACGAATTTGACCATTCCACATACCATCAGAACCCAGGAGATCCTTTGCTCCATAGGTGCGGACTTTCGCTTCTCGCGCTACCCAACAGCGACACCCCGGAGAACAAGGAGTGCAACCATCTATGAGCCTGAGCAAACGATCCCAATAAAGACCTTTTTCTATGCGCTCAAACATCATCAACCCCCATGTCCTGGCGGAATTTTTTTTCTGCTTTTTCTGCGAGGTATTCGCAGGCATCCCGGATCTCTCCCAGGCGGAAATAAATCAAGGCCAGAAGAACCAGAGTCATCGTCACTCCGAAAAATATCCACGCTCCGAGAAATGTTTCCATAAAACCTCCTTTTTATGAAGTATTCGATCATGATGTAAATCGCTCCAGCCAAAATTAAAACTTCCGCCCAGGTAAGTCCCGCCCAGATCCGGATTAAACAAATAATGGGCGAAAAGATAAAGAAACAAAGGGCGAAGACAAAAAGGGATTTCAATCCTTTGCCTTTAACTCAAAAAGATGTCCTTGGGCCTCGCTCACTTCTTTGGCCATGCTATTTTTAGCCCGGTGGACAACGAAGTTAATCCCCACGTCCAAAATCTGGAAACCCGTCTTTTTCCCCGGCTCGATCTTCACGCTTAACGCGATTGTCAGGCCGCCATCAGATCCAACATAGGCGCGATCGATCAAGTCAAGATTGTCATCCAATAACTTCCCGAGCATTTCTTTTGCCTCTCCGATGATTTTAGGTCCGATCATTTTACCCTCCTTTTTTGTGGCATTTTAAACATTGAGTTTCTAATTTCTCTGGGTTACAAAGCAAAGATTGGTAAATTAAATTAATAATTTCTTCCCAAAATTCAACGCCGTCAAGATGATGTACCTCAACATAAACTTCCCTTCCCTTTGCTCGGCTTTGTTTTAGACCGCATTTCTGACATCGATAGCCATCTCGACGAAGCGCAAAATTTCTTTCTCTGGATCTCAACCATAATCTTCTAAGTGCTGATTTTATCTGCGATCGAGGAGTATTTGGTTTACGCTTGCCCATATTATTTTGAAATGCTCCCGTTGCCAGATTCGAACCAGCGCATCTAAGGGCGCAATACATCCCACAACCCACGGATAAATACATCTGGCTGATTTATTTCGAGCCATCCAATAATTGCCTTCAGCCTATTTTCAAGAGTATGTACATATTCATCACGGAAGGCATCACTTCCAACATCGCCTTCGTAAATTGTAAACTTCTTAAATGGTTTATAAGAAAGCGTTTTATTTGACATATTTCCCTCCTCTCACAAAAGTTTCGGCTGCCTTTCCTGGTATTCATAGATTGCCCCCGTTGCCGGTCATCTCTTGATTAGCTTGCAAGATAAACAGCGAATCCGATTTCACTCCTTTTTTAATATATTCTCCCTGATTTCCTGTTCCCTAATCGTAACCTTGACTGGGACTATTTTTCTTTTTAGGGTTCGGTTTTTATGCCTTCTTGCTTCGGCCCGTGTCCTAAATACAGCCGTCTTTATCGCGTTAATCCAAGGTGGAGTTTCCCCCCAGAAATAAATCCCGCAAAAATCAGATGGGTTAAACTTAAATGCCCATCCATACCAGATTTTCTTGCTTTTTTTCATTATTAGACCTCCTTTCTGAGCGGCGAGGCGAGTTGGGTTATTCAAATTGCACTCTTCCTATTTTCCGAAGAAAAACAACTTCGACTTTTTCAGTAAATTGCGGTTGTCCAATCTTGACAGCCCTTTCACAGGCTTCCTCTGCTGTATGGGCTTCTCCATAAACGATGTCTTTTCCAATTCCAGCCTCTAAATGGATTTCAAACAAATATTTCATTTTCCCTCTTTTTTTATGGCCCCTGGGGATTTCTCCCGCCGCTCACAACGGCATTTGTTGGTAGATGGTTGTTCACCCAACCGGACAGGGGCCATAGGTTATTTTATTCCTTGGGCCTTAATTTCGGAAGGTTATGAACTAATTACAGACTCCGCCATAATCCTGTAAATATTGATTTGTTGCTTCCGCTCCGTGATTTGGTCGATGTTTTCAAACCCGTTTGCGCCCAAAATTCTTAAGAACCTTTCATCACCCAGACGCTTCCTCTCTCTTTCCATGATTTCGGGGAAACTTTCTTTCGCTGGTTTTGCACCTGGAGGTAATGGATCTTCGCTTTTCGCCCTCGGTGCTCCCCCCGCCGCCCATTCGGAAATCATCTTACCGCACTCTTCATCAAGTTGACGCCCAACCGGAAACATTCCTTTGTGTTGCTCTTGAAGTTTAATCGGTTGCGGGATCCCGGGCTTGTCAGGCGTAAGAAGAAAAGAAACCGTCAACTCATAAGGCATTTCCTTTGAGCAAACAGGTTGAAAACCCAAAGAATTGACCACCATTTTCCCCGTTTCCGGGTGCTTTTCCATTTTGATTTTATCTTCTGCGCGGAAGCAAAGGATAAGATTAGCCCGGACCTGGAGAAGCCTTTGTATCATGTGTTTATGGGAAGTTTTGGGCTTTATCCAGGATGCCATTCTAAAAGTTTCCATAAGTTCCCATTCCTTCGCGTTTTCTTTTCTTTTCATGGCCCTCTCGACCATCCCGATCAACTCTTCCTCTTGCCATTCGAGGATGCCGCCTTCTCCCGCCCACTCGTGAGAGCATGAATCGACCACGACGGCCTTGTACCCGGCCTCGTCCGCCGCCTTAATAGCTTCCGTGTAGGCGTCTGGCCTAAACGGTGGTTTTAGATCCCCATGATCGAATTTAAAAAGGCCTGCATAATGCTTTGCCCTGCCGGCCTCTGTGTCGATTACAGCAAAAGGATTGTCTCCACAGATCCCCTTCGCGAGACGCATCGCAGTATAGGTTTTGCCTCCACCTGAAGGACCGATCAATCCTATTAACAGCGCACCCTCTTCCCGGATAGCCGGGCGAAACATGAAAGACATTTTTACCTCCCTTCTCCTATTTCGGAAGCCTTGCTTTCCCATGCGGCCATAGCCCACCCGGGCAATTCAGTATAGGAAACCCGGTTAGGATAGGCCGGCCAGATCCCGGTTTTCATACACTCGCGCCAGAGATATAACCCATATTCGAATTTACTTTGCCCCAGGACCAGAAAATCAGGTGGTAGACCAATGAATGAGCAAATATAAGGTTCATTTACCTCCGCAAACACAAAAACGAACTTTGGTTTTATAGCAAAAACCATTTCGACGGCCCGGCAATAAAGCACGTTTTGAATATCCAGACCCATGTTTAAAATATACCGCGCGAGGTCTGCCGGGTTGACGCTCATGTCGGTAAATTTAAAATCCAGCATGAGTTTCCGATCATGGGAAAGCCAATCCGTCCGGGATCTCATCCAGGTTTCGCCTTCCTGCCAAAAGAAAGAAAGTTCATGGGCGCCGTCTTCCATAAGGTTTTTGATCCCGAGCTCCGGGCAAATTAAAACTTGCTCCTCAATCCGGGCAACACACTTTTTGACTTTCTCAAATTGATAAGAAAGCAATGGGATTTTGCCTTCTTTCCTGGCCAGATCACGCAATTCCTTGGCTGCCTTTGTCCGCCAATCATCGGCCTCTATGACGGCCACATTATCAATCCCCTCTAAAATCAGATAATGGGATGAAGTCCCGACGTCGAATTTTCCCCCGCCATTATCCGGTTGATATGCAGGATTTAACCGAGGATGATTAAACGCAGCATGTGCCGCGCTGCGGTTAATTAAATCCTTGATAGTGGACCGGGAAAGCGAGGGAATAATGCAAGGGTCCGCATGATAAATATCGTGGGGAATGTCATAAGCTCCAGGCGTTTCAATCATGATTTTACCTCCTTTTCACTTAAAATTTCTTTGAATCTCTCAATCCATTCATTCATAAAAATTCTTTGCTGATCAAAAATATTCTGATAACAAAAAGCAGCTCTATTCATTTCATCGGCGGCATTTTTAATGCGATTAGCAGCCGATTGAAGCCCTTCCATTCCAACTAAATGAACATACTCACTCATGATTTAACTTCCCCCCCCTCGACGATCCAGACGCCTACCTCGGCGGGGATCTCTGCGGGTTTTTCGCCTACAACGGTTGCAAGAATGGTTTTTTCTTCTTCCTTGGCCCTATCGATTAGCAGAAAAACAGATTTCCCCAGGGATTCAGCCCTATCGATTAGTCCGATGCCCAAGTCCTTAGGATACAGATTAGAAAGTTCCTCGGAAAGTTTCATGATTTGGCTCCCGCTCAACATCCCGTCGCTTGTTCCTTCGTATGTGAATGCGCCAAACTCGCCAAAGGCGAGATCTTTGATCTTGCAGGTATCGGAGATCTCCACCAACTTTGTGATCTTCTTCTTTTTAAGTTCACGGCCAGAAGATTCGATCTCCAGGATCGCTTTTTCGTCGGCTTCCTTTTGTTTTGCTCGGATAACGTTCCTATGGTATTGCTCCGCCCGCACGTTCGTCGCGGCTGCGTCGGCAATTTGCGCCTCCAGGTGCGAAGTGTCCGGTGGAGCCGGAATAACCTTTTCGTCAAGGAGCGGGTTTTCTTTCAGCCATGCTTGATTGCTAATTTTTCTCTGCTTGGCGTCCCGCAACTTGATTTCCAGTTCCGCGATCTCGATGGTTAGCAGATCGAGCGCGTTCGTGCGTTGTTCTCTCTCATTGTTCCGCTTTCGGATGGCCCCATTTTCTTCTTCCACTTGTTCAATATGCACTCGGTGAACCCGCCGGATTCTTTCCAGTTCGTTTTTAATGGGCACCGGGTCAACCGCCTTGATCTCGGTCAGGTCAATCGCCCCGTACATCTTGATCTTTATTCGCAGATCCCGGGCCTCGGATTCGCAGGCCAAAAGTTCTTTGTCGATCTTCGATGTATCGACCGCGAAAAGCTGCACAAAATACTGTTTGCGCTCGGTCTCACTCATTTTGCGAAGATAATCTTGGTCCAGAAGAAAGGGATTTAGAAATTTTCTAATTTCGTCTACAGGCTTTTTAACGGGTTTACCGTCACGGATAAAGGCAATCTCCCGGGCCTTAGTTGTTCCATCCTTGGCTTTGTAAAATTCTCTGATGATAACTCCGCTGTCAAATTCCAAAGTTATAGAGGCCTCAGTTTCGCCATGAGTAATAATGTCTTGGGGGAAGGCACCTCCAAACGCCCAACGTATCGCATTTAGATGGCTACTCTTGCCCGCCCTGCATTCGCCATAGAAAATGATCAGCGGTTTATCGATGGGAATTTCAGATTTTTTAACCGGACCAATATTCTTTATGCTTAATTTTTTAAATTTCATCTTTTTTTACCTCCTTAAATTTCTTTTCCAAAATCTCTTGCACCTGAACGTCTTTGACCAGCAAAAAGGCGATCCCAATTTCGTTGTCTGTTAAGTCTTGATGATTGGTTTTGACGAGAAGGTGATACAGTATTCGTTTCGCTTCTTTTAATTCTTCTTTCCTTTTTGGGTCCATTATGGATTTTCCCCTTTCTATCTCTGGGTTGATATTCTCCAGATAAATTACCTTGGTATTTTCCCCCAAAATTCCTGACCGATAAAAACGAGATCGAGGTTTTCGAATTTCAGGCAATACATCTTCCCCCGATATCCAGGGTAAAAATAGTAGGTCACCTGCACCATCCTGGTAATGCTTACGGGTCCTCGGTTCTCCGTGACAAAAGCCAAAGGACCCTGTATTGCGTTTGAAGGCGGTCCGCACTTCATTTCGACCTCGGCCAGGGAGTCGCCGATCCAGGCCTTTTCCCATCCGCAGGGCATCCAGCGCTCCCAGGTGCCGGCGTCCGCAAAGCCTCCGAAGGTCACGGCGTAGAAAATTAGGATAAGGATCAGTTTTTTCATTTTCCTACCTCCTTCGCAAAAAACTCTTTAAAGAATTTCTCCGCTTCCAGAAGCATCTTGCGCTTGCACTCAACGCATTGGCCATGCGAGATCTCCGGGTTTTCAAGGGGTTCTTTTTCCCCCAGGTCTTTCAGGCACCACGCGCATCTAATCAACAATTTGCCAACTCCTTCAGGGTCAAATGCCCGTAAAACTTCTGGGCATCGTTAAGATCGGCCTGGGCTTTCAGTCGGCGCTTTTTCTGAATCTTAAGCTTCTCGTCCATGGCCGCATTGATCTTGCGCAGGATTTCAATCCCCCAATTCAAGTCAAGATCCCAAGCATCTTCTTTTGTGTATAGCCGAGTTCTCCAGAGGTCGTCCGGAAAGTGCGGGCTTTCGCTTCGGATACTGATCTCCACTTTGCCCCATCGGAAACCCACCCACTCGCCCATACCCGTTTTTTTTAGGAATGGGCGTCCGTTAATCAGAATGGCACGGGCCTTTTTGTCAAGATCGATTATTTTCTTCATGGATTCTCCTTTTCCTTTTGCTTGCACTTTTCACACAATTCAGATTTAAACCGCCATGAAGTTCTCTCTGACCATAATTCTTTATAAATATCTTCTCTGGTTTTAATTGCACCATTTGGCAATCTATTGAATGGATTGATGGTTTGCTCAAAGGTTTTTTGTCTGCGCAATCTGCATAAACATTTAATGCAAACCGTGTTTTTTATTCCCTTAAATTTAACCCTCTCAAATTCTATTCGCATGATTTTTATTCCTATAAAGTGAAGCAGAATTTTTCTACTGCTTTTTCAAGTTTTGGAAAAGTACCTGGCATATGAAGTTTTAAAATTTCCTCTGTTGCCTGTAATAAATCAAAATGAGTCTGGCAGGAATCGCAGTATTGTGGTCCATCTAACATAGGATCTCGATCAATCTTACTTTCGCAGTAATCGCAATTTCCTAAAATCGTTCCGCCCATAGTCTTTCTCCTTTCAGGATTTCACCATGATCAAAGCCTTATTCGCCTTTCTCATTGCCCCGGCCAGCTTTTCAGCGCCCTTCCTCTTCCGGGCCTCTCCGATCACGGACCCGGTTTTATCGTTCACGACGACGTACTTAGGACAGATCTCCCCGCGCCGTATTCGTTCGTAAACGACGATCCCGTCTTTATCGCTGATTCGGATTATTTCCATTGAAATTACCTCCAAAACGAGTAAAAATTTAAATCAATAATATTAATCAGTTATGAGATTTATCCCTTTTGGGAGTATAATCATAGTCACTCCCATTCTTGGCATATAAATTCCTTAATGATTTCAAATGGCGGCGGAGCCATTCTCGGCATATCCGTGACCATAAAGGCAAAGTCCGAAATTTACCTCTACTTGGTAATCTCCTTTTCGATTGTTTAGGGCGCCCTCAATCTGTGTTCGATTAGGACCGGCAAGAGGTAGAACGCACTTTTCAAATAACTGGCATCGATCTGTGTTTTCTAAAAAATAGACACATTGCTTTTCTTTAGCGGCCCAGCAATAGAATGGTTTTCGATTTGGTCCATGTTCTTGAAAATTACAGCACTCTTTTCTTATCAGACTTTTTGCTGTTTCTAAATAAATTACTCTTGGATTTTTTCTTTTCATTTTCTTACCTCTTTAGGCACATCCCAGTATGCCGTCTTGCACTGCGGACACTGGCGAATTTCTTCTTTTCTGGGAACCCACTCCTTGCCACATCTTTGACATTTCAAACTATAACGAGCAATTTTCGTTTTCATTTTTTTCCTCTTTATTATTCTTATCGGTTCCTTTTTCGGTAACTTTAAAGTTTTCTTATGCTCCTACTAAGAAAAAGCACGAAATATTCATGCCAAATTTATCTTAAAAAGCTAGCAACGTGTGCATAACTCTGTTTATAACCATGTCAATAAAAAATAGTTTCTTAGGAATATCACTGGTTTTTACGTTTCTGGAAATTTTTTAAGTCGCAAACAGGCGGGCTTCGATATATCTACGCTTAATAAGGCCGCTTAATCGTCTTCCCCCGGCGTAGATCCAGCGGCGTATTTGGGCGGGTGCTTCTTCATACTCTTGGCGATTTATGACTTGCCGGAGTGTGCTGGCCTGGAGTGCTCCAGATCCCAAGTTGAACGTAAAAGAAATTAAACTGTCTTCCATATTCTGAGTCAAAGGGACCCGGATCAGACGGGAATTTGCTCTTTCGGCAACGGAAATGTCCTTTAAAAGAATTGGTTCGCCTTCTTCTTCAGTGTAGGGATGATCAAAAACTTCGCCCGATTTTATTACATGTCCCCAAAGTATGGTGGAGTAGCCTGCTGGACAGATGTAGGGAATAGGCGAGAAAGATTCAAAGGATTTGATCAACCTGATTCCATTGGGTGAGATCATTTCTTGAAAAACTTCTGAAGTATTCTACCGCTGAACCAGAAAGTTATAATTGTGGCAAAGATTGCGGCATCTTCCTCTGTCCAGGTCTTTGCTAAGGCGGAGGTTACTGTCATGTTGGAATAAAAAGAAGAAGCGGAAACAGCCTGGGCGTATTTCACGATTGCGTAAAGGCCAAAAAAGGAATAGGTCAAAACTGGCCTTACACTTCCAGTTAATAGGGCCAAAAAGGCGTCAACCCATTTAACCCCACTGGGAGTGATCTTGGCATGTTCATAAAGGGCCACCATCTCGGCAGATTCAGCAGAGACCTTCACTTCTTCAAGTTTTTGGGCTCCAATGTCTTTTTGCGCCTGGATCTGCAAGGCCATGACGGCCAGTTCATGCGCTTTGTCTTTTTTGTCCTGCCACATTTGCAGGACCTTGGGCGCGAAGCTCCCGAGGAAACCAATCAAAGAACCGAGGATGGTAAGCATTTTGTTTTCTCCTTCATTTGCAGATAAAATGATAAATGGCCAACCCTATCGGCAACCCGGCGCCCAGAGAAGCGCCCAAAATAATTAATCCCTGTTTGAGTCCTATGGTTTTTTGCTTTGTGTATCTTTGATGGGAGAAAGTGCAACCATCGCGATCGATCTTCTCAACGCATTGCATCGTGGCTTCGATAGCCCGAAAAGTTATCCAGGATTGATCTCCTGGGGATCGTCTTTTAAAATCTTCTTCTGAAACGTGGATTTCAATCCCGTTCATGATTAATCTTCTCCATTAAAATTTTATTCTTTATCCTTATTATGCTGTCCTTTTCCACATATAAACTACGATATAAGGTTGAAGGTTATTGTGGGCTGTTCCACTACCCCTCGATGATGTACCATACGGACCTGAAGAACCAGCCTGACCAGTATCTAATAAACCATATTGACTCCCAGCACTTCCTATTGGACTCAATGTGTGG